GGTGAAATCTGGACAATTAACACAGGAACAGCAACGACAGGTTATAAAGGTCAACTTGTGGATAGGAGTATTGTACAAAGTGATGGTGTTGATGACAGAATGGTGTCGGGAACAATTACTGTAAGAAGTAATTTTACAAGATATTTTGCATTTAATACAATAGTTGCTGCGGGGACTCAATATTTTATAGATGGGGAAACATTAGATAAGCATTTAATTTACAAAGGCTCTTCTTTATTAAGATTTTACAATAGTGGAACAGGCGCAGGAGAAATAACAACAGCTAATACAGTAGGTTTAAAATTAATTACTGGAGATTATAATACATCTTCGAGTAAACTTAGAACTAATGCAGGAGCTGACACAACAGGAACAGTTGGGAACGCAACATCTACGAAAGTTACTTTATTTTCGGCTGGAAGCGGTGGAACTAACGCTAACATAACATTTACAACCTTAATTGATGCTATTGCAGTTGATAACAACACAATTAAAACTGCTGTTTACAACTTAATTCGTTCTATAAATGAAAATGCTTTTTAAGTGGATATAAATGTATTGTAATTACCGAACATTTAACTATATTTGCATTATGACAAAGATGATACAAGTAAATAATGGACAAAGGTTTGGTCGTTATGAAGTAATTTTAAGAGTTGGCAATGTTGATAACAGACCACATTTTAAATGTAAATGTGATTGTGGTAATGAAAGGATTGTTAGTGGTAAATATTTAAGACAAGGACTATCAAAATCCTGCGGTTGTTATGGTGCTGAAAAAAGAAAAAAAGCATCTACAACACACGGATTGAGAAAATCTTCAGAATACCAAGTTTGGTGTAATATGAAGAATAGGTGTTTAGATATTACCAATAAACAATATAAAGATTATGGAGGTCGTGGAATTACTTTATGTAAAGAATGGCTAACATTTGAAAACTTTATCAATGATATGGGTTTAAGTAATGGTCTTACTATTGATAGAATAAATGTTAATGGAAATTATGAAGCATCTAATTGCAAATGGTCAACAGTAAAAGAACAAGCAAGAAATAAACGTAATAACCATATTGTTTATTTAAATAATAAAGCAATGACAATGATTGAAGCATCAGAAATTATGAACATAAAATATGATAGTTTGAGAATGAAACTAAAAAGAGCAAATACCAATATAATAAACTAATGGAAGATTCAATACTATACCCACGATTCTATAAATGCATAACACTTGCTAAATTCAAAGAATTAGATACTAAATGCTGTGTTCTTTTAGGGCTGCCAAATAATGAAGATACAATTGATTACGCAAATCCAATTGTAGACATAAACGGATTCAATTGGTTGGTCGTTAATACTGATGTAAGTAGCATATTTACTGAAGCAGAAATACTCGCAATGGTGCAATGTGATGAAATAGTTTTACCAACAAATAATTTATAATGGCATTACCAATTTCATTTGGGGATTTCTTAAAGGATCCTTTTAAGGCCACAATGTTTTTAATAATCATTTCAGTTGGTTATTTATATGTTGACAATAAATTAATGTATCAGGATCAAATAACTAAGTCAGATGCAAAAATTGAGCTAATGGATTACAAGCTGGATCAATTATCAGTTGCATTAAAAAGATCTGATTCAGCTCTGGCAGTTGCTGTAACTAAGTTGGATATTTTAACTCAAATGAAATAATGAAAAGCTTATTATTCATAGCAACAACATTGGCCATTGCAGTTTCAACTTTTACAAATGATACTGTTCAAAAAAAGAAAACAAATGATTCAATTGATTCATTGTTGGCGAAAAGCAAAACGAATTTTATAAAAGCAAATTCAAGTATTAAAGTTGCTGAAAAGTTGCAAAAAGAAAACTTTGAAGTAATAAAAAGTAAAATTGCAAAATTAGAGCTTGAAAATAAATCATTGATATTAAAAATTGAAAATTATGAAGATAGCATTATTCCTGTTGCTGATACTATTGAGCAATTCAATATTTTCCCAAGTAATTAGGAAAATTGATGGGCAAAAAGTTGTTGTTTTTACACTTGATCAAGCCAAGCAAGTAAACGATACTTTCGTTTATCAAAAAAAAGAAATTGAAAGGTTAAAAAATATAAAGCCAATTGTAAAAACTGATACAATTGAAAAATTTGTATACATAAAAGGTGAAAAGACAGATCAATTATTTACCATTGAAGGATTAATTTTCATGGTTGTTCAAGGCATGATTTTAATTCCAACATTATTTTTAAAATAATATGAAATTTCTTGAAATAATTAAAGACGAAAAAGGCCAGTTTTCAAGCAAAAGAGTTGCTGGTTTATTATGCACATTAACATTATGTGTTACCATGTATCACAACTCATTCAGCCCATTAGAAATGGCGCCATCAGCTGTTTTAGTTGATGCAGTTGCATTATTAGCTTTTGGATGTTTAGGATTAAGCTCAGTTGATAAATTTAAAAAGAATGATTAGTAAACACATAACAATTGAAGAAGCTACATTTAGCCAAAAAGCAATTGATAATAAAATATCAAATTTGCCAAATGATGAACAATTGGAAAACATGCAATATGTTGCTGAAAATTTATTTGAAAAAGTGCGCAATTGGTATGGAAAACCAATCAAAATAAACTCTTTCTTCAGATGTGCCGAAGTTAATAAGTTAGTTGGTGGATCAGGAACATCACAGCATTGCAAAGGTCAAGCAATTGATATAAGCACTGGATCAAAAGTTGAGAATAAAAAATTATTTGAATATATTAAATCAAGTGCATTGGATTTTGACCAGCTTATTTATGAATATGGCGATTTAACAGGCCCACAGTGGGTGCATATTTCATTAAAGAAAACTGGCAACAGAAAACAAATATTGCACATTAAATAAGTGGATTCAGTTGATGTTGAAAGAGCTCGATTAGTTGCAATAATAGTTGCAAAATATAAGCAAAAGGAAATTGATAAAATTACAGCAAAAAGTAATAACAAAACAAAAAAAGTTATAACAACAAAAAGAAAATGAAATCAATACTTTCAATATTAATTGCCTGTTTATATTGCTTAATTTGCAGTTGTTACACAAAACAACAAGCAATTGATAAATTTTGCACTCAAGATTCAATTGAATTTACAACTATTATTCATGATACAATTATTGTTGATTCCATTCAAGTTGATTCAGTATTTAGCCAAGAAATTGATTCAGTTTATATCATTAAAGATAAAATTGAAATTCAATATGTAAAAAAATTTGGCAAAATTTATATTCAGGGAAAATACACTGGCGATACTATTTATCGTGAAAAAATAATTAAGTTATATATTCCTGTTACTTGTCCAAAATTGGTTTGGTATAAGCAATTAGGCGCTGATTATTGGTTTTTACTTCCTTTGATACTATTAATTTATATTTCTTTGTTATATGTAAGAAAATTGATGAATAATGGATAAAATAACAATAACAGTAACAGCTTACAATGTTAAGCATACAATTGAGCTTGATCAGTGCGCAGGAATTGAAGAATTTTTTACAGCATTTAAAGCAATTTTAGTTGGATTGACATTTCCAGATGTAGTAATTAACGATCACATTGTTGAATTGTCTGACAGTATACCCAATGAGGGTGAAAATGTATGAAATAACAGTCATTAAGGTTAATTATACCCGATAACGTATGAAAGAATATAAAATTTGTTATGAATTTAATGGCCGGAAAATGTATACAATTGTAAAAGCAAAAACAATTGAAGCTGCAAAAAAACAAATCAATGATAGACTTCATTTTTTGGAAGTAAAAGATATTACTCCAATAGATGAAACTGTTGATTTTTTAAAGAATATTTTTGGAATGTAATGATTAAATATAGGCCACGAATTACACCTGATGAATGGGAAATACTGCAATTATATCGGGCTGAAAAGTCATCTAAAAATTACACTGGAATAAAAGAAATTACTGAAGGCCTTAGCATAGATAACACAACAGTTAAGCATTTATGGGTAAAAAATAAAACAGCAAGTTTATTTGTTAAAAATCCAAATTTTATTTCATTAGATCAAATTGAAGAATCAAATTTTAAAAATGATTTGATTGAAGATTTAAAACAATATTCGCCAAGTTTTCCAATATTAAAAAGAATAAAAAACAAAGATTCATATTTGCTTGTTTTGGATCCAGCTGATATTCACATCGGGAAATTATGCAGTGCATTTGAATCGGGTGAAACATACAACAATCAAATTGCTGTTCAAAGAGTGCTTGAAGGAGTGAAAGGAATATTACAAAAGGTTTCAAGCTTTACCATTGATAAAATTTTGTTTATTGGTGGCAATGATATATTGCACATTGATAATCCCAACAGAACAACAACATCAGGCACCCCACAAGATACAGATGGCCAATGGCATGAGAATTTTATGATTGCAAAGCAACTTTATGTTGAAGTTTTGGAATTGCTGATCGGAGTTGCTGATGTACATTTCACATTCAATCCATCAAATCACGATTATACTAATGGATTTTTTTTAGCTCAAGTGATTGAAACATATTTTAAGAATTGTGAAAATATCACATTTGATTGCTCAATTGCCCATCGAAAAGGATTCCAATATTTTAATAATTTAATTGGCACAACTCATGGTGATGGCGCCAAGCAACAAGATTTGCCTTTGCTTATGGCTGTTGAATTCTCAAAAGAATGGGCAGCAACAAAACATCGTTATATATATACACATCATGTTCATCATAAAACTTCAAAGGATTATGCTGGGATTACAATTGAAAGCTTAAGAAGCCCATCAGGGACAGACTCATGGCACCACAGGTCGGGATATCAGCATTCCCCTAAGGCTTGCGAAGCATTTTTGCATTGTAAACAAAATGGCCAGATTGCCAGAATTACACATTTATTTTAATGATTCCGGAAAGCTTTCAAATATTAGGTCAAAAGATTCAGATTATATTTGATGACAAGTTTTGCCACAAGCATAAGTGTTATGGCATGTATTTATCATTTGAAAACAAAATCATTTTAGCTAAAAAATATAAAACAGCAAAAGGATGGTTTGAATACAATGAAGATATAATTTTGGCGACATTTTATCATGAATTAATTCACTGTTTATTATTTTACTCGGGATCAGATCAATGGCTTAATGAAGAATTAGTTGATAAAATTGGAAACTTTTTGCATCAATTTGAAACCACAAAAAAAATATAAGAATGGAAAAAAAAGAAGTAACGCGTTTGGAAATAATTAATCATGCTGAAAATGATAAGCCCATTGGCCGAATATTGAGCATGTTTAAAGAATTAAATGATTTTAAAGAAATTGAAGTGCAATATCAAGATGGTGGCCGAACAATCAAAATATTCTTAAGATAACTTGTCGCAAATTTAGTATATATGTGTGACAAAATCACAATTTAAGTACGTTATTTGGCTAATATCACACAAAATAGGTATTTAAAGTAAAAATATCAGTTTTAAACTGACAAACAAACTATAAAACATAGCTCGCCAAAACTATATAAATAAACATACATTTGGCGAGCTATAAAATTGGTATAGGCGCAATAACTTCCTTTTTCAATAGAACGCTAAAACACCACAATATTGAGTTATTGTGGTTTTTTTTATTTTATTTTTTAAAAAATAATTGCTTGATAATCAATACTAATAAATTTATTTTAAATTATTTTTGTATTTTAGTTTTGTATCTTCAAATTAAATAATACTTTTGTCAAACAATTAACGAGAAAAAAAAATTATGAAGTATTCAATTATCAAAGAAAAAGAAGGTTTTTCATCCAATGTGAAAAAGTATTCAACACATCGTTTCAAAAAAGATGTATTAAAAGAATTAGAGCAAATCGCATGGTCATGGCAAAAAAATGGTGGCCAAGTTGTAAGCTTTAATAAAAAAAATTTCGTTTTAGTTGTTGAAGAATCTGATGCATCAGCTAAATTAACTTTTCAAATTTTAGAAAATTATTCATGGAAACACTAATCAGTTTACTAATTGGCTTTGCCGGTGGTTGCATTGCAACAGGTATCATTGTAGTTTTTATTTCAATTCTTAAAATGCCTAATCAAGATAAATAAATGACAAAATCAAGACTAAAACCAATGTTTGCAGCTGAGCTGCTAAAAAAAGAAAATGAACATAAATTGCTGCGAATAGCAATTCATTTCGATGTTGCAATTGCCAGCATTCGCCAAGCAATAAGAAGGAAAAGTGAATATTTAACTCAACCAGCTTATGCAGTACAAATTCAAAAAGCATTAGGCCTTAGGCCAAATGTATCAATCACCGAAATTTATTCACAAGACGAAACTTACTTATCAAAACATAACTAAAATGAAAATCACAGTAAATAAATTTGTTCAAGAAACACATGAGCTTGAATTGCCAGCTTACAAAAAGAATTCAGTATATTTTTATAAAATATTGACTGAAAAAGAAACAGTGCAAATTTGCATTGCAAAAGGATCTGAATCAATCAGCAATACTTATACAAGCTTGGCATTCTCACAAGCAACAACTGAATCAAATCAAGCTGAATTTGATCAACAATTCAATGAAGTATTCACAATTATAACTGATAAAATAAATGGATAAGCTTTGGGAATTCACAATCATTATTGTTGCTGCCAGTTTAATTTTGTTTTCAGTAACTTTACTTACAATTTATTGGTTAAACAAGTCACATTCAAAAAATAAGTATTATGAAAAACATTAAATTTATATCATTTTTTAACAGCGAAACAAAAGAATTTATTGTTTCTGTTGCAATTTATATTGAAGATATTTATTATAAAGTAATTATTGAAACTGGATGCAAAATATCAGGTGAAATGAGAATTACTGAAGAAGATGCATTTATTTACTTTTTTGAAGAAGTAAAAGCAATAAAAGCCAGTTTAATTGATAGACAAATAATTTTCACAACTTATGAAGCTTAAAAATATTCAGCAACATAATCAAAATTTATCAGCTTGCTTAGATAAGATTGATGAATTACTCGATCAAAAAGCAATTGCCATGAGTAAGCTTGAATACTGGTCAGATAAAGTTGATTTGTTTCAAAATGCAAGTCAAGCATTAACTAAACTTAGCCAAATAAATGCAATGATTCAACTTCAGCAAAATCAAATTAAACAAATTATAAACCAATTAAATCAATGTATCAATCAGAATCAATAACTTTAATCGCAAAAGCTTTAGTTAAGGCCCAGACATCAATGTCTAATGCTGTAAAATCAGCAACAAATCCATTCTTTAAAAGCAAATATGCTGATATCAATTCAGTGCGCGAAGCTTGTATTCCTGCTTTAAATGAAAATGGAATTTGCGCACTTCAGCCAACAGTTGAAATTGAAGGCAAGCCATTTGTAAAAACTTTACTAATCCATGAATCTGGTCAATGGATTGCAGGCTTTACCGAAATAATATGTGGCAAGCAAAATGATGCGCAATCACATGGATCAGGTTTAAGTTATGCCAGACGTTATGGCCTTCAATCAATGGTGAATCTTGGAAGTGAAGATGACGATGGAAATGCAGCTGTTAAGGCCAAGCCAGTTGAAAATTCAAAGCCAGCTGAAAAGCTTTGGTTAAATCCAAACACTAAGCCATTCGATGAAGCAATTGCATTTATTAAAAAAGGTGGCAAAATCGAACAGATTAAAACCAAATATCAAATTTCAAAAACAAATGAAGAATTATTAATCAATCAATCAAAATAAAAATGGAAACAGTAATGACAACAGTAAGGCAATTGCCTGAAACAAAACAACAAATTGAAATCTTTGCTCAACAATTGGAACAAGGTTTGGAAAATGGATCAATAATCCCAAGTGAATTGCTTAGATTTCAAAAAGCAATGGAAAAAGTTTTTGAAAAAATAAAACCAATATTAATTGATTGCGCACTGGATGAAATTGGCAAATATGAAAAAGGTGTATTAATTAAAAATACTGAATTTTCAATTGTTGAAGCTGGTACAAAATACGATTTCACTGATTGCAATGATGCAGTTTTAAACGAATTGACAAATGAAGTTGAATTGCTTAAGATAAAAATTAAAGCTCGTGAAACAATGCTTAAAAGCATAACTTCAGCAATGCAAATTTTGGATGATTCAACAGGTGAATTAATCACAATTTACCCAGCTAAAAAGTCAAGCTCCACAACAGTTAAAGTTACTTTTAAATAATGGTGGCATGTTATAACATTGCATGGAATGTTCATACTCCATGCAAAATCCGAAAAAATGTTTCAGATTTGCAAATTATTGAAATTGTAAAGCTGGCAATTAAATTGGCTTTAGATTTGGATTTTGAACAGTATAATATTAAATTGCGTGAACGCGAATTGGTATTTGCAAGGAGCTGTTTTTGCACTTTAATAAAACGTGAAACAAATATGAGCTTGAAAAATATTGGCAAAATATTTAAACACAATTATGATCATTCAACAATTATTCATAACATGACCAATATTCATGACATTGAATTTTTAAAAGGAAAAGATGCCAGAATTATTCAATGGCAAAACGTAAATAAACAATATAATAAAATCAAAAAATGGAAGTAACAGGAAAAATCCTTCAAATATTTGAAGTAAAACAAATCAGTGAAAAATACAGTATTCAAGAAATTTTAATTGAAACTGTTGATGAATATCCCAAAAAAGTAATATTGCAAATAAATGAAAAAGTAAGGCAATATGTTTTAAGAATGGGAATTGGTGCAACAGGAACATTCAAAATTGACTGTGAAAGCAAAGAATCTAAAGGCAAATGGTATACTAATATAAAATGTTTTGCTGTAAATGAAGCATAATACTTCTGATTATCAATGCTCACTACATAACTACATATAAAAAGTATAATTTATTTTAAAATTATATGGATTACTATTTTTACCTAAAATATTTTTTTTGGCAAAAAGTTATGTAGTTATGTAGTAGACCATGTTAACTATCTGATTACTTTCGGTTTTAGTAAAGTACATAAGTAGTTTTAACAGTATTTAATAAAATTATTTAGAATGATTATAAATAATAAATTTTTATTGTTAATTTAAAAAAAATATTATTTTTGTAAAACCGAAAGTAAGTATTAGCCGATGTGAGAGCCGATTAATACTTACTAAAATTTAGTAACAACTAAACTAAGCCCATTTCAAGCTCTCACTGATTTGGGCTTTTTTATTTTATGGAAATTTGGAAAAAAATTAAAGGATTTGAAAACTATGAAGTTTCAAATTTAGGAGAAATAAGAAATTTTTTAACACAAAAAAAGTCAAAACTAATTTATATTAAAGGTCGTAATTTATCTGTTAGGCTTAAATATCAATATTTTCATGTTGGGATTATAGTTGCAAGAGCTTTTTATGAAACTCCACCATTATCCATTATAACTTCTGTAAGTTATAAAGATACATGCTTTTTTAATAATAATATTGAAAATTTAATACCAATAATAAAATCTTATGATAGTATCAATTTATAAAAGTGTTAGGGATGTGAAAACTCCATTTCACAAGCCAATACAAATCGCACTGGATAGAATAAAAAATGGTGCATCTAAGGAATTAAATTTACAAATTAGGGCAACTGCTAACAAGGATGAACAAAAGGCCTTAAAATCGAAGTTATGTGGTGTTTGTTTTAATGGAACATTTAACACAAGATCAATAAAAGGATTAGAAAAAAAGTCTGGTTTAATCATTCTTGATTTTGATGGATTTGAAAATGAATTTTTTGCAAATGATTTTAAACAATCACTTAAGGAAGATGCTTATATTTTCGCAGCATGGATAAGCCCATCAAATGTTGGAGTTAAGGCATTGGTAAAAATACCAACTGAAGGTGATCACAAAAGTTATTTTGATGCATTGAAAAATCATTTTAACAGTGAACATTGGGATTTATCAGGATCAAACATTGATCGTTTTTGCTTTGAAAGCTATGATCCGGAATTGTTTCAAAATAATGATTCAATTATTTGGGATAAAGTATTCAGCCCAGATGCCGAAAATTTAGGAACATCAAATGCAGTGATTCGAGTAACTTCAGTAAATAAAATAATCGAAAATTTATTGGTTTGGTGGCAAAAAAAATATGGATTTATTCAGGGCCAAAAAAATAATAATCTTTTTATTTTAGCAGCTGCCTGCAATACGTTTGGAGTTAACAAAAGTGAATGTGAACATTTAATGAATCAGTTTTGCAATGGCAAAAATGACAAGGAAATTCAACAGCTGATCAATTCAGCTTATAAAAATATTGGTGATTTTCACACTAAGGATTTTGAAGATACCAAAAAGAAAACTGACATTGAAAAATTAATTAGAGCTGGTATTTCAGCAAAAGAAATTAATGCAATACATCCAGAAATATCAACAAAAGAAATTGAAAATTGTTTAAAAGTTGAAAACACAATTGATGAATATTGGACATTTGATAAAAATGGAAATGCTGTTGTTGATGCAATAAAATATAAAATGTTTCTTCAGCAAAATAATTATTACAAATATTTTCCAACAGACAACAGAACATTTACTTTTATTAAAACAACTCAAGGAATTGTTGAAGAAACCAATGAAGGCCGGATAAAAGATTTTATTTTGGAAAATTTATCAGCTCGCGACAACATCGGAACATCACCTATTAAAACAATGCTAACAACAGTTAAGTATTTTAATAAGGAATTTTTAAGTGGATTGGATAATGCAAATATTAAAATCAAAGAAGATACCATTGAAAATTGTTTTATTTACTATAAAAATAAAGTTGTAAAAGTTGGCAAAGAAACTGTTGAAGAAATTGAATATTTAAACATTGAAGATTACGTTTGGAAAAAACAAGTTATTGATCGCGATTTTATCCCAGCTGATCACCATGAATCAGTTTTTAGAAAGTTTATTTGGTTAATTGCTGGCCAAGATGTGGCGCGTTATGAAACATTGAAATCAGTAATTGGATATTTACTTCATTCGTATAAAACAAGTGCGAACAACAGGGCCATAATTTTTAATGATGAAACAATTTCCGATAATCCAAATGGTGGATCTGGCAAAGGTTTGTTTTGCAATGCACTTTCAAAAATGAAAAAAGTTGCTTCAATTGATGGAAAAAACTTCGAATTTACAAAATCATTTCCATATCAGACAGTTGGAACAGATACTCAGTTGCTGGTATTTGACGATGTAAAAAAGAATTTTAGTTTTGAATCATTATTTAGCTTAATTACTGAAGGATTAACTTTAGAATATAAAGGTCAAGATGCTGTGAAATTACCAATATCAAAAAGCCCGAAAATATTAATAACAACTAATTACACAATTGGTGGAGTTGGTGGATCATTTGAGCGCAGGAAATTTGAAGTTGAATTTAGCAGTTATTTTAATAGCAAATTTACTCCATTGGATGAATTCAATCACATGTTTTTTGACGATTGGAGTGAAGTTGAATGGTCAAGATTTGACAATTACATGATTAATTGTTGTCAGTTTTATTTGAAAAATGGATTAGTTAAAAATAGTTTTGTGAATTTAGAGCTTCGCAAATTTATTGCTGAAACATCAAAAGAATTTTATGACTGGGCCAATAAAGAAACTTTGCCTGTTAACGTCAGATTGCCAAAAGATGAAATTTATGATCTGTTGGTGAAGGATTCAAGTGATTTGAGTAAATGGCTAAGAAAACGAACCTTAAATAAATGGCTTAAAATTTATGCTGATTACAATAATTATAAAGTGATTGAAGGTAAAACCAATAATAATTATTGGATTGAATTTGAAGCAAAAAAAGGATCATTTGAAAATCCTATAAAATTTAATATATGAAAACTGAATACGAATTTTTATTAATGTGTTATTTGGATCACACAAATTCAGCAATTCGAATGTATATTAAATGGATTAGGAAAAATGAATTTCCATATCAATTGCCAAGTATTTATGAAGCTTTAAGAAATGAGCTAAAAAGACGAAAGCGCCAAATTAATGAATTAAATAATATAACATTTCAAATAAAATTAGATTTATGAAATTTAGAGAATATCAAATTGAAATCGCTAATCAAGCCAGTGATAAATTAAAGAAGCTAAATTTTGTTTATTTAGCAATGGAAGTGCGAACAGGTAAAACAATCACAGCTCTTTTAACAGCCAAGCTTTTTGGCGCTAAAAATGTTTTGTTTGTTACAAAAAAGAAAGCAATTGAATCAATTAAAAATGATTATGAAAAATTTAATTTTGATTTTGGGTTATCAGTTGTTAACACTGAATCACTGCATAAAATAGCTGGTAATTTTGATTTGATTATTTCTGATGAAAATCATAAATATGGAGCTTTTCCAAAGCCATCAAAAGGAGCAAAATATTTTAAATCACGATTTGCAAATTTGCCAATTATTGCACTTTCAGGCACCATGAATCCAGAAAGTTATTCACAAATATTTCATCAATTTTGGATCAGCAATTATTCGCCATTTAATCAATATGCAAATTTTTACAAATGGGCAAATCAATTTGTAAACATTGGCCAAAAGTATTTAGGATATTCAGTTGTTTTAGATTATAGCAATGCAAAAGGTGAATTGATTAAAAAGGCAATTGATAAATATTTAATTACTTATACACAAAAAGAAGCTGGATTCACATCCGAAATAGTTGAAAGAATATTGACTGTGGAAATGAAATATCAAACTTATGATTTGATTGTAAAGTTAAAAAAAGATTTAATTGTCGAAGGTAAAACTGAAGTTATTTTGGCCGATACTGGTGCCAAGCTCATGAGTAAATTACATCAGCTTTATTCAGGAACAGTTAAATTTGAAAGTGGAAATTCAATGGTGCTTGATAATTCAAAAGCATTGTTTATTTATAATTACTTTGCTTTTAAAAAAATTGCAATATTTTATAAATTTAAGGAAGAATTAAATGTAATTCAAGATGTTTTGGGTGATGCTGTCACAACTGATTTAAATGAGTTTAACACAACTAATAAATCAATTGCATTGCAAATTGTTAGTGGACGTGAAGGAATCAATTTAAGCGCTGCTAAATACATTGTTTATTACAACATTGATTTTAGCGCTGTAAGTTATTGGCAAAGCAGGGATCGCCTAACCACAATTGAACGATCCAGCAATGAAGTATTTTGGATATTTGCCAAAGGTGGCATTGAACATCACATTTACAAGCAAGTAATGGCCAAGAAAAATTTTACATTATCAACATTTAATAAATATTATGGCAAGTAAATTCCAAGCAAAAATAATTAAGCAATATGAAAGCAATGGATGGACAGTGCTCAATATAATAAAGCTTTCAGATAATGGATATCCGGATTTATTATGCATGAAAGAAGGTGAAATTGATACATGGATTGAATGCAAAGAGGGAGCTGATACACTTAAGCCATTGCAAAAATTTAGAATTGATCAGTTAAGAAAATTAGGCAAAAAAGCATTATGCTTACATAAAGAAAAAGGGCTAATATGTCCAGTTTATTAACATAAAAACAAGACAAAAACAAATGAATATTAAACATCAATTAGAAAAAAGTCTTAGTGAAATGGGAGTTATGGCCTATATTATTGCTAAGCATCAGCAAGAATACCTAGATGGTATTACAGGCCTTAAAAAGTTAATGGTATCAAGTGAAGTTGCGGTAATGGAAAGGCTAAGTAAGGCCAATCAGGATTTTATACGTAAAACTGATAAATCACTAAAGAAAGCTAATATTGATGTAACTAAAATAGAAGATTTGGTAATGGATATGTTGGATAAAATAGAATTAGAACTTAAAAAAATATAAAACAAATGGAAAATAAAACAGCATTACAACAAGCATTTTCAGATTTAGAAGAAATGCACCCACATTTATTTAATACGTTTTCACAACAAGGCAGGGAGTTTGTTTATCACTTTCACAAGTATTTAGAAATTGAAAAGCAACAAATAATGAATGCTTTTGAAGATGGACAAAGTGAATTGTCATTAAAAGATAAAAAAGAATATTACAACGAAACATTTAAAAATGAATCAGCATAAAATAATGAGAGTAATTAAATTGATTGAGTTTTTAAAAGTAAAATCAAGGCCAGTTAAATCAATGGCAAGATATTTACAAATAGGTGAAAGGTCAGTTTACAGGTATTTAAAAATGTATGAAGAGTTAGGATATAAATTAATTAAGGATAAATATAAAAAATATAAAATAGTATGAACAAACAAGAAATAATAGCCAGCATTTTATTTAAGGCTGAGCAAGAAATAAGAGAATGCACTAACCAATCAGTTAGGTTATATTGCAAGAATAAAGAAGTTAATACTGATGCTGAAGTAGCTGAGTTTATAATTAAGCTTTGTGCTGATGAATATAACATAACTGTTGATACATTGATTGCATCTACACGAATGCGGATACAATGTGAAGCACGCCAAATGTCAATGAAGCTTATTAAACAACATACAACATTAGGGCTAAAAGATATTGGATTAAACTACAATAGTAAGAATAGAACAGGTAAGGATCACACTACAGTTATCAGTGCAATTAAAACTATTGATAACCTATTAAGCTATGATAAGACTGTTATTGATAAGTATCAAAGGTTAGTTAATAATATTATGTTGATACGATGTTAATTACCATATAATAAATAGAGCAACATTTGTAACTATGATAGGTCAATCAATACAAGATACAAAAACAAAGTACTATTATCATATAGTAGAGTATAATGCTAACTATGTGAAGGCCAACTGTTATAACCAAAGAGCATTGAATAGTCAACTACAATTTAGTAGGGCTTACTTCAATGAACTAATAATGGATGGTGGTATAGTTGTAGTGGATAGAAGTAATATAATAGGTAATAAGGCTAACTACTTAGGATAATGCCAACTAAACCAAGTGCTAAGCCAGCACTATACAACATAGCTAAGAACATTAGCGGACAATGGTCAGGTAATCACGATACGTTTTACCATTCAAATAGGTGGCGTACGTTACGTAAACAAGTTATTACAGCCAATCCATTGTGCGTTGAGTGTAGTGCTAATGGTAGAGTAACACTGGCTAAGGTTGTAGATCATATACATTCAGTTCGTTTAGGTGGTGACAAGTGGGCCATTGATAACCTGCAGAGTTTATGTGAAAGCTGCCATAATACTAAAACAAGTAAAGAAAGTAAACAATATGTATAAGTGCTTGATTATGAGGGTAGGGGGTTTTAAGTTATTGAGCATCAAGGCTATTAACCGTTAGTTCATACTTTATATACATTTAACATAAATTGGGGAGTGTCATTGATTAATAAACAGTTATGAATAATAAAATTGAAGTGCCAAACATTTTGATTAACAATAAGTTTGGAAAAGAGGAATTTTTAAAACTTTACGATGAAGTTTTAGGTAATGGAAAAGTTGAAGCAAAAGAATTATTTGCGTTTGTAACTTATTGCGCAGAGTATGGAAATTATACGCAATTTGAATTAGACATTCAAAAATATGGCGCTACAATAATTGCTGGTAATGGTACTGAAATACCAAATCCAAAGCACGCAATGAAGCAAAGTAGTTTTAATGCGATGATGAAAGCAGCAATGCAAATTGGATTAACTCCAAAGAGCAGAATCAAATCTACAACTAAAGCAAAAATGTCTAAACTTGATTCAATAAGAGAATTAGCAAAGAATGGCTAAATTAGAATCTGAACTTTTAAGGTATTGTGAAACTGAGCAATGTGAATTAATACATAAATCACAGCAAAGGTTTTTATATGACTTAAAAAGAACTGATATTTATTTAGATTATGAAAAGGCTAATTTTGCAATAGGATTTATTGAAAGTTTAAACCACGTTGATGGAACACCATTTAAATTAGAATTATGGCAGAAGTTTTTATTAGCTAATCTATTTGGTTGGTATTATATTAATGGAATAAGAAGATTTAAAACAAGTTACATAGAAGTACCACGAAAGAATGGCAAAACTGCATTAGCTGCTGCCATTG